TTATATCTGGATTGAGATAGTGCTGGTTTGGGCGGGGGAAATAGCATTGAGGCGCCCTCGGATAAAACCACCAAGAGCACCAGCAGCAGCACCAGCCCAACCTCCTGTGGCAAAACCACCTAGTGCTCCAGTAACTCCTTTAACTAATTTACCCATTATATATTACTCCAAATAAACATCATATTTTTAGAACCATCCTCTATTAGTATTTCATCTAAACAAGGATAGAAACCCATCATTGTTATAAATTTAAAATGTTTTTTATCTTTTTTGTCATGCACAGCTATTATTGGTTTATCTTGTTTAGAAAACAAATTATAACTATCTACTGCTAACTGGTGTTTTATTACTTTATTCCATTTATTAACATCACAATGCACTACTATAATTTCTTGTATTTCATTATATAAAACATATTCAAAATAAATAATATAGTCTTTTTTGACTAATACTGGATGTTTCATTTCTAGCGTAACTCAGCTAACCATGCAGCCTGATTACAAGAATAGGTAGAGCCATTTGGTACAATAGCAGTAATACTATTACCTGCATTATTTACTGTACTTAATGCAACTTGAAGTCCATCAACAACAAATGAAAGTGTACCTAAACCATATAAAGAAACCATAATAGGTTTACCAGTAGAATTTACGTAATCCGTATTAGCTGCCCTAGTAACAGTTTGCCAAGTCTGACCTACACCAAGTCCATTAGTTACATTGGTAGCTAACGTAGCAGTTGCAGAATTACCTGTACAAGAACCTGAACTACCAGTTACATTGCCTGTGACATTCCCCGTTACATTACCTGTAATATTACCAGTAAAAGTCCCAGCAACAGTTACACCAGCAATGGTACCACCTGTAATATCCACAGCAGATTTTGCTTGTGTACTCATATTACCCAATGTACTTAGAGCAGTTGTTACAAAGGCAGTTGTAGCTAATTGAGTAGTGTTAGTATTAGAAGCAGCAGTTGGGGCTGTAGGTGTCCCTGCAAAAGCAGGAGAGGTAGTATCTGCTTTACTAGTTACAGCAGTTGATATTGCATTAAACTCATCATCAATCTCTGCACCCTTAATAATCTTAGCAGGATTACCTGTAGATAAGGCATCCTTTGTATAGAAATTTGTTGCTTTTACATAATTTGCCATTATACCATTTTCCCTGTTTTCAAATAGATTGTTAGTTGTTGTAAGCTAACTGGAGCACCTTCAATAGGTATTTCCACACCAAATTGTAATATTTTACCTGAACCACCTAAGTGCATAGTGACATCACTAATAGCAATACCTGCTGTAAATTCACCTATGTTATACTCAGCAATATTATATTCAGCCGTTCCACCAATAAAATCTTTTGTATAAGTTCTACTTGAATAGGTAGTCTTATAGTCAAATCCAAACTTCATAACAATATCTTGAGAACCTGATGCAATTACAATTACACTTGCTTTCTTTAGAAACTTAAGACTAAATGGTTCACCTGCATCAATGTTAGATGTGTAATATTCTAAACGATAGGAATCACCATTATCAGAATACCCAAAATATTTACCAATACCCCCAGCCATACCAAGATATAAGTTCCTATCCCTTGTCTTACAAAGAGCTTTAGGTAAGAAGTTTTCCCATGTTGTTACACGAGCCGCCCCATTTTCTAACATCTGACGCAAGTCAAAATAAAATGCTTGTTTAAGCGAAGGGAGTACCAAGAGATAGAAAGCATCTCTCTCAAAATACACACTCTTAACTTCTGTTAGCGTTTCACCTGAAATATATTGAACTAAGTCATCACGCACATTAGCCGACAAGTCACGCATCGGCATACTCTTATCTTGAACAACACGGTTAAAGCTACGCACACCACTATTAGACAAGAAGATTAAATCTGTACCTGTTTGTTGTATAGTGTCACGAGCAATACATCCAACACCTGTTATTACATCAGCAAGAGTTAAATTAGTAGGGTCATCAGGTGATTGGTATATTACAATGTTATTACGACAGAATATAATTAAAAAGTTATTATGTGAGGATATACCTACAATTTGGTCACTACTACCAACAACAGATTCAATATCAACTAAACCTGCACCAGTTCCAGTAAATAATGCCCCATCTAATAACTGACTATAATAAACTGTTGTCTTAGCTCCTGATACACCTGCTACCCAATGACGCCCAAATGCTGTATGAGAACAGTCAGGGTCAAATGTAGCTACACCTGTAGGTTTAGTTCCATAGTCACCTACTCGTTGCCAAATATAAGCACCAGTATGGTTTGTTTTACGATAGACAAGTAGAGGATTACCTGTTTGTGCGGCAAACCCATACATACTATTACCATAACCAGCACCTTCTGCTAGTTGAGAGAACTGCCATCTATTACCAGTAAAAGTAATTGTAAGGTTGGTTGTTTGGTCTGCTTGTTTAACTGGAGATGCTACAAGAGTAGTAGAACCCGTGTACATTGAACCACCACCACAAGAAAGGATAGTTGATGTTAAATCTACATCAATAAACTCAAATAAAGATTCTAAATAAGTAGTGTCACTTAAAGAACCATTATCAGTAGTAACTGGTGTCCAACCCCTGCGGCTACCTAAACGACCAAACTTATCAATAACACAGTTAATTGCTTTTGTGGCATATCCACTCTCTAATGTAACACCACTCTCTTGAGTATTTAACCCAAGAAAGCCAAGTGCAGCATTACTAAGAGCTTTTAATGCACCTGCCATTTAGCAAGCTCTCCAAATAGTTTCATCAAGACGTTGACTAGATTCAATAGCAATTAAATCAGAAGCCATAGAACGATAGCGTTGTTCTTGTTCCACATAACCACCATCATCACCACGCTCACTAATAGCACGAGCTAACGCACCCTCAACAAGGAGATTAGCTGGAATTAAGATACGAGTTGCGTCTGCTGTAAGTTCTGCTTGAGGAACAACACAGTTAATGCGAATGTCATAAACACCATCAGGTATTGGAAAGAAATCAACTTGACTATCACCATCAACATTAACACCGTTGAAGTTATAATAAATTGGTGAACCTTTAGGCTGGTCATAAGTTAAGAAAATCTTATCAAACCATTTAGTGCCTCGTTGTTCAATGATTATATTATCTGTATCATTAAATATATCAAGAACACGAATACGAGTGCCTGAACCAACTAATACATAGTTAAATAAATTATTAGTAGTAGTAGCTGAAAGAGTTGTGCGTAAAGCAGACCAATCCCAACTATCTTCAATTTCTACTTTTACAACATTAACTAAATCACCAATAAGTTTGGAGTAAGGAGTTTCATTGACAGTAGTAACCTCGTTTTCACGAAGTCGTCTTAAAACTCGATTTACACATTCTAAGTATGTCAATTTATATTCCTTTTAATTATAATACAATTATATCACAATAGATACAATTTGTCAATCTATTTATTACCACTTGACTTTATCTGACCAATATGCCGCACTCATCTTGCCCTTAGCAATGTTGTCTGCATGACGAGCCTTAAAGGATTTTTGCCTAGCTTTCTCAGCAGGAGTAGATGGATTGGCACCAGCACCTCTCACTCCTTGTTGCCCAAAGCGAATTAACTTTTCTTTATCACCATCTTTTGCTAGAACAGCATGAGATTTAGTGGGATGATTGGGTGTGCGTTTTGGTTTGTTATACCCTTCAAAGGTCTCTTGTCCTTTTTTAATTGGCATTATTTCTTACCCTTTTTCTTTGATTTACCAGCCTGACTTAAAGCAATAGCAATAGATTGCTTCTGTGGTTTACCTTCGTGCATTAATGTAGAGATATTCTTGGAGATTGTTTTCTTACTTTTACCTTTAGCTAATGGCATATTATTTCCTTAAAGTTAAATACATTCTTTCACCGATGACAAATGACATACACGCACCACTTAGGTCAAGCATAATAAGAGTAATAGGTTGAGGTATAGTAGGAGTAAATACAGCACCTACTGTTGCTAACCATATAATGATAATTGCGATATACCTAAAGCTAGACCTTAGGTTATTTACCCAAAGAGAAGGTTCACCTGCTGGTTTATCTATCTCTGCTAGTGCTTGCAAACGAGCTGTCTCTGCTTGCATAAGTTGTATGCGTTCAGCTACATTGACAGGATTACCACCTGCCCCTTTAGTGAACTTAGCAAAGATACCACGAACACCATCTGTTAGTGCTGGAAGAAGTGCTGGAAACAAAACTGACCACATTATACAATCCCCTTTACGTATTTACCTTTACCCTTGAGTGTGAGAATATTCCCACGCATACGAGGGTCAAAGGATATATGAACCCAAGTCTTTTCATAAATCAATTGGTCAAACTTTAGATTACTCTTACTTAAGATATTAGATATAGTAAGTGGAGTGTGACCATAGGCTGTGAAGTCCACCGCATAACCATAGGTGTGTGATGAGTTACCAGTGCCTCCTACCATACGATTAACATCAGGACTACGATAGCCACTATTGATAGTAATAGCTACATTGCCTAATATCTCTCTTACTTTCTCCATGTAGAATGCAGTAGTGCGTAACACTTCAATCACTTCTTTAGATGGAGTATTATCTAACTTAGTGTTAGTAACTGTTAGTTCAGCAAGAGAAAAGTGAGGTGTTAGTTGCATTAACCATGACCTATAACTGCACGAGACACATATGAAATAACAGCTCCTACAAGAGAAGCTATCATCATACCAGCCCAAAATCCACCACGACCTTTGTTAGCTAAGGCAAGTAGTTCATCTAGTGCTGTCTCCATTTTGTCTATCTTCTTCTCAAGGGATTCAACCTTTGAGATAAGCTTACCATATTCTACTGGGTCTATTGTCTCGTTTGACATTTATTATCCTACTGTAAGTGATTTTAATTCATCAAGTGTTGCAACTGTATCTACTGCAGTAGTTATATCACGCAAGCGTTGTTTTTCTGCGACAATAGCAGAAGTATCAGCACCTGTTTCTAATGCTCGTTGAAAGGCTACATCTTGAGCTACAAGTAAAGGCTCACGCTCTGTGCGTAATCGTGCTTTAGTAATCTCTTTAGCTTTGTCTATGTTAATAGTAATCATGCTGCAAACTCCCATGCGTCACGGAATGTTCTGTCTGATGGAATATCGGACACATCCACAATCTTAAACTCTGCGCCAGCAGGTACGTCTTTTTCTGCTAGTTCTTCAATGGTATGTGTTTCTAACCACTCGGCAGTAGGAACAATAACTGCTACTCCACCTTCTGCTGTTTTATATATAATTCTTTGCATAATTTATTCCTATCTTAAAATAATTGCTGTAACTAATGGTGGGTCGTAAATTGATGTATTTTGTGCGAAAGTATTTAATTCAACGCTGGTAGTTAAAACTGTTGCGGTAAGTGCCGTAACTAATCCATAAGAAACACCAGGAACATGGACAATACCGCCTGAAAAAGCATAATTAGCATCTTGCATTGCTGTTGTAAAATTCAGCCGATATTTACCTACACCATTATCAGTTATTGAACTTATATTTCCACTAGCATAAATAACAATTGTGCCTTGACCGTTAAAATTTACCCAAGCCCTAGCTGAATAAGATGGTGCAGAACCACTAGCAGTAGTTAATGCAGTTGCTGATGTAGCTGCTGCTGTAATTGTATTTGCTGTTCCGTCTATTGTAACTGCCATGATTTATCCTATTCGTACATTATGTTTACTGAACCAGCAGAAAATGTAGCTGTTCCTGTAAGAGATGTAATTCGCAACCTATCTAATGTTCCGCTAAGAGTTACATTACCACCACCAAGTGCTAAGTTAACTTGGTTTACTGCACCACACATACCTGCTACCCAGGTATTTCCAGAAATGTTAGTTATTGTCATAACTCCATAAATTATATCGGAAGCAAGATTGTTCCCTGCAATACCAAATCCTACCGTATTACCAACAGCACCACCTGCTGCAGGCCAGCTTGAACCTAAATATCCTGAAGTTGTATAAGTAGTTGAACCCAGCTGAATAACAGTAACTGTTGTTGCACTTCTAACAACACCATTTACCATCACAGTAATTTTTTTAACCCAACTAGGAATTCCTGTAAATTCATAGGATGTTGCTCCTGTATTTGTTGCTTGAGCTGTACCACTTACTAATGGTGCTAATGTACCTGTTGCCGCCACCAATGTCTGTGTTGATGAACCTGCAACGGCTGGTGCGGATAGTGTAACCGTTCCGCTTGTATCTCCACTAATAACTACTGAAGCCATTATGATTTATCCTTATCTAAAAATTGCGCCATACATCCAAGCTACATCAAAACTTACACTTGTAACAGCATTATAAATTGTAAGTTGTGTTGTTGATTGTAGTACAGGAGTTGCCCCACTTTCTAATACCCTTGGGCAATATAATGTTGATGCAGTTGTTCCTATAAGTGAGCCTATAAAAGCATAATTTACGTCAGGCATGGCATTAGTAAAGTTTAAAGTATAGTTTCCTGTTCCATTATCAGTAATAGAACTAACATTAAATGAAGCCCTAATAGCTACTGTGCCTGTACCATTAAAGTTTACCCAAGCACGGCAAAATGTTCCAATAGCCACACCATTCACATCAGCAATCGTAGGTGGAGTTAAAGCTACTCCGTTCTCAATCACTAGTTGACTTGTTGATGCTGCCTCTAGTCTATCTGCTATTACCGTTCCTGCCATATTATATCCTTATTAAAGAACTACCCAACGACTACCGCTAGGAACTGTAACTGTCACACCACTACTTACTGTGATAGGACCTGCTGACATAGCACTATTACCAGTAGTTATCGTATAATTACTAGAGATAGTTTGAGAATTCTCATACAAACCTTTAGTTGTAATATTACCACCAGCAGTTGCATTAACCCATGCTGTGCCGTTGTAAGACAACACTTGACCACTAGAAACAGAAGTTATTGTTACATCAGATAAATCATCTAACGCAGGAGTTACATTAACTGTAGCCCAAGAAGCGGCAGTTCCATTAGTTGTTAAATATTTACCACTATTACCTGTCTGTGAGGGGAGTGCATCCACCGTGCCCCAAGAGGTAGCCGTACCATTTGTAGTAAGGAATTTACCACTATTACCAGTTTGACTTGGTGTATAACTAGCAGCTAATGTAGCAGAGGCAGCAGCATTTGTTTCACTTGTAGCCGCATTAGATGCTGATGTAGAAGCTGCACTGGCTGAGTTACTTGCATTGGTTTCTGATGTACCTGCATTGGTTGCTGAGGTTGCTGCAGATGTAGCTGAACTGGCTGCGTTCGTAGCCGATGTTGCTGCATTAGTTTCTGAGGTAGCAGCAGCACTCGCACTAGAAGCTGCATTAGTAGCTTGTGTGGTGGCTGTAGCAGCAGATGTTGAGGCACTTGATGCTGATGTAGCTGCATTACTTGCTTGAGTAGTTGCTGTCGATGCACTACCACTAGCATTGGTTGCTGAACCACTAGCTGATGTTGCACTTGAAGCAGCATTAGTAGCACTTGTAGAAGCACTAGACGCAGATGATGCAGCATTGGTAGCTGAAGTGGATGCTTCACTTGCTTTAGTAGTTGCTGTAGCAGCACTTGTACTAGCAGAAGAAGCAGAACTAGAGGCACTAGTCGCACTACTACTTGCTGCTGTAGCACTTGTGCTTGCGTTAGTTGCAGAGGTTGCCGCTTCACTTGCTTTAGTTGTAGCTATTCCTGCTTGTGTAGTAGCAGTTGAAGCACTATTTGCAGCATTTGTTGCAGAGGTAGCTGCATTAGTTGCTGAAGTTCCAGCAGTTGTTACACTACTAGAAGCACTTGTAGCAGAACTAGCAGCAGCAGTAGCACTGGCAGCAGCACTAGTGGCACTGGTAGCAGCTTCGTTGGCAGAAGCAAGAGCTAAAGCAGAGGCATTAGTTGCATCGCCTGTAGCATCGCCACTACCTCCAGCACCTCTGTATATAGCCATAGCTAGTCCTTATTAAATACTGGTTTTACTTGAACTGTTTTTTCTTTTATTAAACTTTCTACTTTAACAGGTTTTTCATCTACAAATTCATATTGAGGATGTTTAAGCATATCTTCAATATCATGTGCGTGTTCAAAAGAAACAACATTACCTGAAACTAAACATTTAAATTTTACCATTTTACTCTCCTTGAATAATTATGCAAAAACCCCCTACCCAATTAAGGATAAGAGGTTTAAACCTAATTACTTAGGCTGGAACAGCTAGAGCAAACGCAGAACCATCACGCAACTCTTTTACACCGTACAATGTATCAGCAGTGTATAGAGTACCTAAGTATTCTTGTTTGTATTGAGTTTGTGAACGAACACCTTGTTGTTCAACCAACACAGCAGCATCTTTGTGACCTAGTAAAGCAATGCGAGCACCACCAGTAGCAGTATCACAGTTAGATGATACAAATACAGGGATACCATACAAGTTACCGATTTCACCATTGCGGATTGTGTTGTTAGTGCCTGATTCACCAACGAAAGCTTGCTCAGTGTAACGAGCCAAGCCCATCAATGTGTTGCGTGATGATGGTGGAACAATGAAGAAACGACCGTCCATAGGAACATCGTTATCATCTAGACGTTGAATTGTACGACGGATAGCAGCATCAGTTAATGCAGAAGCATTGCTTGAACCTGATGTGTAAGCAGTAGTACCGTCACCACCGATGTAAGCACCACCATAAGCAGCAGTACCAGCACCACCATTAAAGCCACGACCTAATTGAACAAGAGATGTATCTACTTGTTTAGATAAGGCATAACCAGCATCTTCTGTGTAGAAGCGACGTAGTGAAGTTAAAGCTTGTGCTTCGACGATATCTTCAATCAAACGTGAGTATTCGTAGTGTTTGTCAATCGTTACTACTACATCACCTTCAGTTGCAGCTTGTAATTCAACTTGTGTGTTAGCTGCTTTTAAAGATGCTGTACCACGAGTTGGTGAAGGGATATGAACTGTATCACCTTTTTTGCCAACGAATGACATTTTTTTAAATAAGTTTGCAAGAACTAGGTTCTTTTTGTAAGCGGCAACAATCTCATCACTCCAAATTTCAGGAATAAAGGTTGCAGCAGTTGTGGTTGTTACTTGATTTGAGCCTAAAGCCATTTTGTAAATCCTTTTCTATATTGTTTAATTTAAATTACTCGACCTTCACGGTAGGCTTGCATAATTTCTTGTGAGCGAGCTTCATACGTTTCAGGGTCAGTTTGCATAAGTTTAATAATATCGCTTCGACGATATTTCTTTTTTGAAACAGATTCTTGGGCATTTCCATTACCAACATCCGCTGCTTTGAGTTGCATATCACGGTCTAGTTTGGCAGTTTCTGTTACCTTAGTGTTGACAGATTGTCTTTCGTTCCAAGTAGATAAGAGTTCTTGAGCCGCATCGTAATCGAAATTACCATCTGCTCGGTTGTATAACTCTGTTCTTACTTTAGAAGCCTTAATCCATTCAGCAAATGCAGGGTTGGTTACAACTTCTACATAGTTAGGAAAATCCTTAGAAAGCTTATCTTGAATTGCCGCTTGTTTCATGGCAAGAGATGCTTGCTGGGCTTCCTTAATTGCTGGATGATTTTCAATCGCTTTATTTACAGCAGATTTAGGCTCTATAAAAAAGTCTTCATCACTATTAGTCTCTACTTCTTGTGTCTTTAAGTTATTAGCTGTTTGCGTCTTAATAAAGTCATCTACCACTTTACGCAGGTCTCCAACTTCACCGCCTTGCTTACCAATAAACCTTTCAGCCTCTTGGTGCATTGCAATAATGTCTTTAACGGACTTGTTGCGGTATTTCTCAGGTAAATCGTCTTCAACAGGTTTCTCGACTTGCGCCTCTACGGGTGCATCAATTTCGTCTAATGAACTTGCTTCAATCGTACTTTCTAAAACGTCATCTAAAACTTTTGCCATAATATTTCTCCTGTGCATTAAGCATTATAGGAAAGGAACTAATCTATTGGCTAGACTAATCTCTTTTTGCAGATGGTTTATGCTTTTTAGCCCAAGCGTCTGCTGCACTCGGAAAGCTACCTGAGTATCCTTCTAATGAAATGGTAGGTGTACTAACCAAACGGGTAGCTCTACTATTACATTTAGAACACTCAGTGTATTCTGTGGTATTATCTATATATCGCTCATCGGTGTGGTCACAAGCGGTACACTTGAAATCAAGCATTATCCGCAATTTGTAACTCCTCGTAAGCCTGTTCGCTAACTTCTTTTAAAGTTAATATCCATTGTAAGATATCCAATTGACCTTTGCGTTTCTGCAACTCGTCGTGAGTATCCACGGTATTAATTTTATTATATGTGTCAAATAGAGTTTGAACATCCTCTATAAACTCTTTCCACCCAATTGTTGCCATAGTGGAAAATCTATTCTCGTAATACTCTTGTAATTCTTTATTCAAGCTATTGCACTCCTAAATTAGATGTGTTATAATAAGCTTATATTATACATACATTATATCACAAGATTACTCCATTGTCAAGGGCTTTTCCATTTGCATCTTAACGATGTCAAGTTTCTGCATCATGTCTTTTTCTTTTAAATCCAACTCTTTCTCTTTAAACATTAACTCAGACAACTTGGCACGACGCTCAAATTCCTTGTCGTCAGCAGTTCCAGCAGAAAGATTGGTGGATATAGCAGCCGCCATCTTAGCTTGAACTTCTTGAGGTTTAAGTTGAGTTTCAACAGCGATTTGTTGAGCTTCAGCTTGTTGTTTACCTGCCTTAGTATTTAGGTCATTAGTTTGAGCAGTAATAAGAGCTGCTTGCAATTGCATTTCCATTTGCTGAATTTGTTGTGCTTCAGGATTTGGTTGCATAGATTGAGCAACTTGAGCAATCAGAGCATTTTTGTTAGGTAGGGAACTATTAGATATCACACCTTGCATTAAGATTGGAAGGATAGGGCTATCAGGACCAAGAGTTTTCATTAGGTTAATCATTTGTAATTGCTCAACTTCACGAGCAAGCATACCCAATGAACTAGAAGCCACAAAGCTATAGTCTTTCACAGGAAAATGGTCAGCATCAAACTGCATGAAGCGATAAGCGGCTTTCTCTACAAAAGGAATAAGGAAACTGTCTTGGAAATTTACAAGAGTGCGTTTATTCTTTTTGATAATAGATGATAGGGTGATAGACATCTCACCAGCACCAGCAGGGGAAGCTTGCATCGCTTGTGAATCAAGAGTGCCTGTCGCTTGTAACAACATACCTTCAAATTTATTAGCAATTTCAATGTTAGAAGCATCCGTTGTACCAAACTTGAATGGCATCAAGATTTCAGCAGGATTGCCATTTGTCAAGATGGTTTTTCCGGGCCTCACTTCAAATTTACTACCCCGAGGGAGACGTGTAGCGTCCATAGCCATCATTGGAACGGCTGTTAAAGCAAGAGAATCTAGGTGACTACGCAACTGGGCATCAATCGCCTTTTGCATATTGTAACCCTTCTCGGCAATGCCACGACCCCAAAAGCGATTAGGAATACTATCATCTTGGTATGCAATAACTGGGCGGTCTTGCATCATGTATGGGTTTTTTTCTGCTTTTAACAGTTTATTATTACCAATAATCACGATGGCTTCAACTAAATCGCCATATTCTTCCATTAACTCGGTTTCATCTTCCTCACCAAGAAGGTCAACAATTTCCTCCTCGCCTTCAGATTCTAACAAAGCGGCTGGCACTAGACCATAGTAGCGAATGATGTGAATTTTGTCATCATTATACTCTTGGTCAATCCAAGAAGCTTCTAGGTCTTTGTTAGGTGTTGCATCGTCGTCAATGTCTGTGTCTTTATACACACCCTCTTTGACTTTCTGAGCAACAGTGTGAGCAGATACAAATTCTTCAATAGCAACACCCATTGCTTCTTCAATAGTTGAGGCATTTGGGTCAATAAGGAAGTTTTGTGGGTTGATTGGACGAATAGCAACATTAATTTTTTCTACTTCTTCTACACCAATCTGAATTGCATCAGCATTTTCTAGTGGGCGAGTAGCGGGTTTAAACTCTTTAGATTTTTTAAGGGTGATTTCACCAATACCAGTACCATAGATAGAGGCTAGAAGGACAACATCACCTACAGATTTACGGATTTTGTTCTTTTTGAAACATTCCTTCATATAATTTTTAAGATATTCGATATCCATAGGGTCTTGGTCACCCATGTTGTCTTCAATATCAAATAAATGGTCGCCTTGACCAAAAACAGCTTCCTCTATCTCAGCCGTGTGGTTCTCAATGGCTTGTTGTAGAGCAGGAGAAGTGATACGGCTACGCTCAGACTGACGAGTTAAGTCCTCAGCAGCCCATACACCACGCCAAAGACGCTCGTATTCTTTCCAATCGGATAAATAATTGTCATCACGGTGGTCTCTCCACTCGTCCGTATAACTAACAATCCATTCTACTAACTTATTTTGCATTTTTAATACCCCGAAATTGCGTCCATTGGTTGATATTCTTCTTCTTCAAAACTATTGCTACTTTCTACTATTTGTATTTGGTCAATATATGCTAAGGCATCGATTAAGTCATCGTGCAATTGTGAGTTAGGGAAGTTGACAAGCTGGTCAATAAACTCATTGTTCCAAGTGCCCTCATTTAAGGTAACCTTCCCGTGCTCGAACCGCCCTTGGAGTGCCCACATGATACGGTCTGTTTTCTTTTGATTGCCATGAGTGACATCATCAATGCGGAAGTAGTGATTATGCCTACGCATAAGGTCTGTAAGGTAAGGATGTGCAGCATTTTTTAAACTCCCTTTTTCAATTCCAACAGCAACAGGTTCATACTGAACAACAGCCCTCATTATCTGAGAGCAGGTTTCCTGAATATCCCACCTACCATGCAAAATATCTGCAACCCACCAACCACCTTCATGCACCTTAACAACAGCAATAGCCGTCTCGTCTAGCTTCTTATTCTTATTGCCTGATTCTCTGTCAACATTGATAAACCCAGCCAAGTCAACTGTAATGAAGAAACGCCCTTCAGCAGGTTCTTCCTCATCTATCTTAATCCATTCCTCTTTAAACAAGTCACGGCTTGCAGCTTCAAACGAAGCCATAAACTCTTGCCTAAAAGCAAAAGAGGACATACTTTGTTTAGCGTTATCAAACTCTTTGGCAGGGATAAGTGGATTGTCGTATGAAGTAAAGTGAAATGCTTTCCATTCATCATCTCTCTCGCTTTCAGCATATTTAAATAATTCGTAAAAATGATTTCTACCTTTTGGTGTCCCGATAAACACCGCACCACCCTGAACATCTGACAAGGCTGGGCGTAATATCTGTTCCCAAACATTTGGCTTTAAGTCAGCATACTCATCAATTACAAGGAACGCTAAACCCACACCCCGTAGTGTATCGGGTCTATCTGCACCCTTGAGGTAAATCTTACGACCATTAACAAGAGTAAGCACAGAGGTATTCTCATGTGCCGAGGCAATGACATCATGCCCAATCTCTTTCAACAATCCCCACAAGATGTCTTTTGCTTGTTGGTATGTCGGAGCCACATAGAACACATCTTTCTCGGTGGACTTCAAGGCTTCAATAATAAGAAGCCAAGCGGCTAATCGACTTTTACCAAACCGCCTACCAGCAGCGAGAATCTTAAATCGGTGGTTGTCGTTAAATACTTCTAATTGCTTCTCGTGAAGCTTGACATTTAAATCTGCCATTAATAGTCTTCTAGATTATAGGGCATATTATTTATTGGGGCATAAGGTGCTGTGCGTTTAGCATATTCTACAGCAGCTTTCACTAAGTCTTCTTTTGACATACCCTTATTCTGCATACCAAAGTCAATACCTGCTTTGTCTTGACCCATATTCTCTCTAGCATTTTTAGTTAAGCCATGAACATATAATTGATATAAGTTGGCATTTAACTTAGCTTGTTCGGCATCGCCTTTGTATCTCTGAGCGAAATCAGCAGCCCCAGCAAACTCTGCGGCAATATCTCGCAGCGTGCCTTGTGAGCGATTTGAACCTATCTCTTTATTATATTTATCCAACATGGTTGGTAGATTACTATCATACCAAGATTCATGAGCTTTAAATTCAGGAGAAGCCATATCTCGAAGTGTGGTTATAGGATTGCTTCTGTAATCAAAAGCTGACAAGGGGGAATTAATAGGAAATCTCCTAGCTATCCCAAACGCTGTAAAGTCACCTGCTGCCATTAAAACTTATATCCTGCTTGAATAGAAAGTTCATAACCTTTAGGTGTTAAATTTCCTGAAGCATCTATAAACCCATTATTAAATAGTTCTTTACGAATCTGTGCTTGTACAGCAGGGGTTTTTGTATAATCATTATAGCTAATACCAAAACTAGCATCTATAGATTTATCTTGAATAGGTATATTAAAAGATGTATCTAAAGATTTATCGGTGGCGTTCACTTGAAACCCATCTCCAATATAACTTCCTCTAATACTATTAGGTCTTGCTTCTATATTAAAATTATCACCGCCATAACGATAATACATATCTTTAGGTGAGTTTAAACCTTTTGAATATCCAACAGTTCCAACAGGAGTGACATAACTAGCATCTCCTATTAATGTCCCTCGATTAGCATCAGCCATAGCATTTAGATTTAAATTACCAATAGATTTATTGTATGACCAGTTTGTAGGTCTATTGACAACGCCAAATGCAGTGAAATCCCCAGCAGCCATTAGTCTTCATCCTCTATTATCTCAGCATCCTGCACATCATCGTTGTCATAAGTAGAAGTCTCCACTTGACCAATCCCCGTGATGGATATATTAATTTGATTACCCTTACCACTAGCTTTAGATAAATAATCAGCAGGGATTATTCGGTCAGCCACCAACTTAAGACACGCCATTTGGTCGGCATCGCCATCAGTTAGGGCTTTGTCCAATATCTTTTGGATTACCGCTTTACCCTTGCTGTTTAATAAACCAGCTAATATTTCTTGGTGTCTCGCCTTCTTGCTAACGGGTAGTATGCGATTTGCATCTCGTTTAGCATTAATAGGGGTTTTAGGGATAGGTTTAAGACCCATCTCTTGCCGCTTGTAATTCTCACGAACTAAAGCAGGGCGACCAGCACCTATTCGTTTACCACCCTTCTTCTTTTTCTCAACAACAGGAGATTCGGCTTCTGCCTCTTGAACAAGGATATTTATATTTGGTTTTGGGTTCATCGTTCACAAACCTTACGGCTTGCTCCTTTAATTGAATTATCCATTTATTTCTTTAATACTCTAATTATACCACATTGTTTTAAGTTTGTCAACTAATGTTTCTTTATACAAGGATTGTATTTATGTTTAGGTTTTATATTTGTATTTAAAACAACTTGACTTTTATTTAAAACTATGTTACCCTAAATACTATATAGTACTATGTTGTTCTAAGTTATATATTAATAATTATATATATATATATAATATTATATGTCCTACGGAAGTGAAATGCGGCAGCATGAACCAAAGTTGTCAACTACTCTGTTTAACGTCGTATAACTGATTATTATTATAAAGTGATATGATGGTATCAGTAAACAATTATCTCTTGTTTTAGGCACCTTCCTGTGCGTCCTAGGGGGTTGCTATATACAATCTCTATTACCCCCAGCAGGGCTCCCTAGAAATAGCAGCTAAGACCCCTTTATTTTATATAGTCAGACCCGTGTTTATGGTGATTCCCTAATTTACCTTTTTTGTGGTCGCTGTGATACCTATAAATATTTATAAAATCATAAAACATACCCCCCCTATCAATACAACTATACAGTTATATAACTACATAGTTATACAGTTACATTGACAATTGCTTAATAATTACTCACTTGTTCATGTATGCTGAACGGCATATAGGTGCGATGTGATACCACATAGGCTATCCATAAGCAAAACTTATCAAACTCATAAGTAAAACTTATCAGCCCAAAAAGATTAGTAAAGTTATCCACAACCCATTGATTTTTAATGCACAATCTATCCACAGGTTATACACAGATTTTATCCACAGATTGCACGAGTTATCCACATGGGGGGTAATGCTATCCTGTCAATAAATACTAAAACCTGTTAAAACCACCTTAAAATTGATTTAAAAGGCATACAAGCAGCTTGATATTGATTAACACCAGGGAATGTTGCACAAATACCACACCAGGCTATTTACCTGTAATAAAGTGCTTGCGTTATCTCTTGACACCTAATATAGTTATGTTTCGTAGTTCATTTTTAGTAAGTTAAGTTAGATAAGGGAGTTTATATGTTTACAGTAGTTAATCACGCAGAAGATGGCACATACACAGACAAGTTCAAGTCTATTGATAAGGCTTTAGCATATGTGGAATACCAAACAGGATATACAGTTAAAAAGTATTACAACTATATAGACCGACCATTTGAGGGTAGCGACGCTGATTTCGTAATCCGTAACGGTGGCGCACGAATAGTAGATAATTACGGCAGAGTTTTTATTATTAATGTTTTATAAATTTAATTAACCATTCA